CAGGTGCCACAGATAAAGAAACAGGCGCACGTGATGCACTTACCGCAAAACTAATGACCTTTGCTGAAACAGTTGCTGATATACAAGGTAAAATACAAGTTGCATTTGTTGATAGTGGAATATTTAAAAAAGCAAGCGACATGATTGCAGACTTTATTCCGTCAGGTGAAGAAGCTAAAACTATGTTTGATAAATTATCTAAAGAATTTTCAGACAACGTATTACCATCTATTACAAAAACATGGGAATGGCTAAAGGGTGATGGCTTAACTATGATGAAAAATGGAGTTACTAAATTCATAGCATCTATAACTGATTTGTTTATGGGCGAAAAAATACCAAACGAACCAGGCGGCTCTCGAGGCGGTCAACGTGAAGGCGGCATAATAGCAACAATGTCAAGTATGTTTTCAACACTTAGTGATCTGTGGACAAAACACAAACCTGCTATTACAAAATTCTTTGAAGATTTATTCGCAAATCCTAAACAGTTCTTCATAGATAAAGTAAAGCCATTACTGAGTAGTGCGATGAGCTCAATATTTGAAAACTTAGGATGGGCGGCTATTGCATTATCAGTTACTGCGTTAGTAATTAAAGCTATAGGAGCGTTAAATCCTTGGGTTAAAATAGCTACTTTGCTATTTGCAGGCATTGCAACGGTATTTGATTGGGAAGGAATCAAAGACAAATTTAGCGCATCTGAACTAGGTAAAAGTATTAGTGAGAAGTTTAACACTATAGTAGCAGGCATTTCGGGTATATTTAATTGGGAAAATATTAAAGCCTGGCTATTAAATTCATTACCTAGCTGGACCCCAGACTGGGTTAAAAATAAGTTAGCGGCAGGCCCAACAGCTTCAGAACCAAGTACAACTACATCTAATCCAGAAGTAACAGCACCAGTAACAGCACCAGACACCAGCGGATCAACAACATCATCAGATCCTAGCGGATCAACAACTACTCCAGAAGCAGAGGGTGATAGTTGGTGGGATAAGCTAAGTACTAAGATAGACGAGTTAAAAGACGAATTTAAAAAGAACACTACAGCAACTAGAGAGCTTAAAGGCAATTTGCAATAGTATACTAATTTAGGAAAACGAAACATGAGTTGGAAAAGATATTTTACACCAGTTGAAGGTGACGCAGGTACACGTAGCCCGCTAAGTATGGGACAAGGCCAGCAACCCGGACCAGCAAGGTCTAATTACTCCAGTTTCCTTCCAGATGTTTACACAGGCGCTCCTAACAGAGTTGAGCGTTACGGTCAATACAATACTATGGATCAAGATAGTGAAGTAAATGCGGCACTAGATATTCTTGCTGAATTTTGCTCACAACAGAATCCAATCAATAAAACAAGTTTTAGTATTGATTTTAAGAAAATAGCAACCAACTCAGAAGTTAAAGTACTTGAGCAATACTTACAACAGTGGACTAAAATGAATAACTTTGGTACACGTATGTTTAGAATTGTTCGTAATGTTTTTAAATACGGCGATGCATTTTTTATTAGAGATCCAGAAACCGCAAAATGGCATCACGTTGATCCTGCAAAAGTTTCAAGTATTATTGTTAATGAATCAGAAGGTAAAACTCCTGAGCAATATATTGTAAGAGATATTAACTTAAATTTTATTGACAACGTAGCTACAACTCCTTTCCAAACAAACGGTAATGCAACTGGTGGCGGAGACGGATATTTAACAGGTGGCGTTAGAGGTATGGTTGGCAACACACAAACCTCTGGTTCAAGTGCTGGTAGATTTGGGCATGACAAAACAAAAGAAATTGCAGTTGATGCCGCACATATGGTACACCTAAGTTTATCAGAAGGATTAGACAACAATGCACCCTTTGGTAACAGTTTACTTGAAGGTATCTTTAAAGTATACAAACAAAAAGAATTGCTTGAAGATGCGATTATTATCTATCGTACACAACGAGCTCCGGAAAGAAGAGTATTCTACGTTGATGTGGGCAACATGCCATCACACCTTGCTATGCAATTTGTTGAGCGTGTTAAAACGGAAATTCATCAAAGGCGAATCCCATCGAAGACAGGCGGCGGAACATCAGTCATAGACTCAGCTTATAACCCTTTGTCAACTAACGAAGATTACTTCTTCCCACAAACTGCTGAAGGTAGAGGTTCTAAAGTTGAAACACTGCCAGGCGGAACTAACTTAGGTGAGATTGACGATCTAAAATACTTTACTAACAAACTTGTTAGAGGATTGCGTATTCCAAGTAGTTACTTACCAGCCGCGGCGCAAGATGACGTTGGCGCACAAATTAGTGATGGTAGAGTAGGTACAGCATATATTCAAGAACTACGCTTTAACAAGTATTGCGAACGTTTACAAAATCTAATTGCAGAAGTGTTTAACCAAGAGTTTAAACGCTATCTAATAGAAAAGGGTATTAACGTTGATATTGCAATGTTTGATCTTTTATTCCAACCACCACAAAACTTTGCAAGTTACAGACAAAGTGAATTAGATAATCAGCGTATTGGTACATTTGCACAAATACAAACTATTCCGTTTATTAGTAATAGATATGCAATGAAACGTTTCTTAGGAATGAGCGATTCAGAAGTTGCAGAAAATGAACGTTACTGGAAAGAAGAGAACGATGAGTTAATCACAACATCACCTACTGATGCGGCAGGCGAAATGCGTGGCGCAGGTATTACAGGTGCTGGTATGGATGCAGACCTAGATGCAAGCGTTGATGAACTTGAAGGCGGCGAAGGCGGCGAAATTGTTGGAGCAGGCGAAGGTCCTGACTCAGTAACCACCCCGGCACCAGAAGCCCCGGCAGAGGCATAAATAACATTATGATACTACGTGAACTATTTTATTTTGATAAAGAAACACTTGAGCCTATTGAGGACAAGTCCTACGATGCTACTGATGACAAGAGCATTGTTAATCGTGACGACACACGTAAAACACGGCTTACATTAAAACAGATCAATAAAGCACGTAGGGGTTCAGAAATGCACGCCGAAGAGAAACAAAAAGAATTATCATTTGTACGCCAAATGTATGGTATCCAAGCACAGCCTGAAATATAGGATTTTAAATGACCGTTGCTTTCGTAATAGGTAATGGCACTAGCCGTAAAGACCTTGAACTGCACTCTTTAAAAAAATACGGAAAAGTATATGCATGTAATGCAGTATTTCGTACATTTGAGCCTGACTACTTGGTTGCTGTAGATGTAAAGATGATTTTAGAAATTAACCATGCTAAGTATCAGATGAATCATCCAGTATGGACAAATCCAAATAAGCAATACAGTGGCATGCAAGGATTTAATTTTTTTCAACCAGCAAAAGGATGGAGCAGTGGTCCTACAGCATTATGGTTAGCAAGTACACACGCACATGATACTATATACATCTTAGGTTTTGACTTTCATGGCACAAAGGACGATGTGGGGAACCGCACAAAGGTAAATAACTTATACGCAGGAACACACAATTATAAAAAACAAGGTGAGCCTGCAACTTATTTTGGTAACTGGGAAAGGCAAACAGCATCAACTTGTGATGCACATCAAGGCAAGAAATTTATTAGAATAGTATCAGATAACGACGACTTTGTACCTAAGCAATTAAAAAAATGTACGAATTTGTCACACATAACAGTTAGCGAATTTAAAAGATATTATGATTTTTAGACGGTTTATTTCAAAACGACTCGTAATGAGGCCGTTTACCGTGTATTTTCTAATCATTATGTAAATAATATTAGACAGCCTTACGAAACTTAAATTATAGGAGAGAACAAATGGCGGATAACAAACTCGAGCAAATGCTTGAAAAATTAGTTAATAACGATCGTGCGGGAGCCGATGAGCTTTTCCACGAATTTGTGATTGAAAAATCACGTGGTATCTACGAAAAGATGCTAGAAACAGATTTAGAAGATCTTGAAGTTGCTGAAGAAACTGACGAAGAAGTTGATGAAACTACAGATGAAGAAGTAGATGAAGCAACTGATGAAGAAGTAGATGAAGCTTCAGATGACGAAGATCTTGACGAAACTACCGACGAAGAAGTTGAAGAAAACTTCGGAGAATTCACACCAGAAGCAGATCCAATGGGCGGCGACGCTACAGACGATATGCTCGGCGACATTGAAGCCGATGGTGATGAAATGGATATGGGCGACGAAATGGACGATGCAGATGTTGAAGATCGTGTAGTTGACCTAGAAGATGCACTTGATGACCTTAAAGCAGAATTTGAAAAAATGATGAGCGGCGAAGACGACAGCGAAGAAGCTGGCGACGACGAAGCTGACATGGATATGGATGATGAAGAAGAAGGTGATGAAGATGAGCAGGAAGAGTCTTATGAAACTTCCGAACTTAGCGATGAAGTACCGGCTTATGAAGGTACAAAGACTGAAGGCGAACAAATGCGTGAGTACGTAGAAAAAGTATCAGCACCAACAGGTGAAGATAACAAAGCTACATCACCAGTTGCAAGCAAAAATGACATGGGTGGCACAACTGCTAATATCGCAAAAGGCGGTACAGGTAGTGAAGCAGGCTCAGCAATGTCAGCTAAAGAAGATAATGCAGGGAACGTAAACGTACCAGGCGGAAAAGCTTCTAAGTCAATGTCAAACGCTAAAGCACCTGCTACAGGTGAAAAGGCCGCTAACACTAAAAGTGTTGTTGGCAAGTAATAAGGAACTCAGATGAATAAGATGTTTAATTTAACTGAAACACTATCATTCGACCAGGCAAAGATGGTCGTCGAGACTACTGAAAATGATGCAGGTGGAAAAGACTTGTATCTCAAGGGTATTTGCATTCAGGGAGGTGTTCGTAACGCCAACCAACGTGTTTATCCTGTAAGTGAGATTAGTAGAGCTGTCAACACGCTCAACGATCAAATCAAAGGTGGATATAGTGTACTAGGTGAAGTTGATCATCCTGAAGGCCTTAATATTAACCTTGACCGTGTAAGTCATATGATTACAGAAATGTGGATGGATGGCCCAAATGGTTATGGTAAGTTGAAAGTAATTCCAACTCCGATGGGACAGCTAGTTAAAACAATGCTTGAGAGCAACGTTAAACTAGGTGTTTCATCTAGGGGTTCAGGAAATGTGAAAGACGATGGAAGTGGCGAGGTCAGCGAATTTGAAATTATTACAGTTGACGCCGTTGCCCAACCAAGTGCTCCTGGAGCGTACCCAACTCCAATTTACGAACACTTAATGAATACTCGTGGTGGGTATAAGGCAATCAATATGGCTCAAGAATTACAGGGCGATGCAAAGGCACAGAAATACCTAAAGGAATCGTTGGTGAATATTATCAGCGGTCTCCGCTAACAAGGAGAAAAGAATGTTAGATGCACTGAAGACACTCTTTGAAAACAATGTTGTTTCAGAAGAAATCAGAGCAGAAATCGAAGGAGCTTGGGAGCAGAAGATTCAAGAGAATCGTATGCAAGCTACTGCTGAACTTCGCGAAGAGTTCGCTCAGAAATATGAGCATGACAAAGCATCAATGGTGGAAGCTATTGATACAATGTTAGAAGAAAAACTCGGCGAAGAGATTACTGAATTCGCAGATGACCGTCAAAAACTAGCTGAAGCAAGAGCAAAATATGCAGTAGCAATGCGTGAAAACGCAGGACTAATGCAAAAATTTGTGACGCAACAGTTGGGCAAAGAAATTGGCGAGCTACACGAAGATCAGAAAGCTATGGCAAGTAAATTTTCCAAACTTGAGAATTTTGTTATTGATGGATTATCAAAAGAAATTGCAGAGTTTTACGAAGATAAAAAAGATTTAGCTGAAACCAAGGTAAAACTTGTACGTGAAGCTAAAACACATCTAGCTAAAGTTAAAACTAAGTTTATCACAGACGCAACAAAGATTGTTGCAGAGACAGTTGAGAAAGGTCTTAACAAAGAAATGACTCAACTTAAAGAGGACATTGATACAGCACGTAAGAATGATTTTGGACGTAAGATTTTTGAATCTTTTGCATCAGAATATACTAACAGCTATCTTAATGAAAAATCTGAATCTGCAAAACTACTTAAAGTAGTTGGGTTGAAAGATAAACAATTAGCTGAAGCTAAAAAGATCGCAGGACAGGCAGTAAGTCTAGTTGAAAGCAAAAATGCTGAAATTAAACAAGCTACTAACAGCGCGGTACGTAAGGAAACTATGAATGAATTACTTTCACCTTTAAACGAAGGTCAAAGAGATATCATGGCGGACTTGCTGGAATCTGTACAAACCGATAGACTACAAAAGTCGTTCGATAAGTACATGCCTAGCGTAATTGCAGGAAGCACTCCAGCGAAGAAGACCAAGGCAACACTTACTGAAGGCACACAAATCACAGGCAATAAACAAACAAATGACATAGATGCAAGCCCATTAGCTACGGATAACGTAGTTGATATTAGACGCCTTGCAGGATTGAAATAAGGAGAATGAAATGTCAGAACTATTAGAAAGTCGCTGGCAGGATACAAAGACTGCACTTCTTGAAGGCCTAACAGGCAATAAGAAAGCCGTAATGGGCGTGACTCTTGAGAATACCAAAAGGTATTTAGCAGAGACAGCTACAGCGGGTGCATCTTCAGCAGGTAATGTTGCAACTCTTAACAGAGTTATCCTACCAGTAATCAGACGTGTTATGCCGACTGTTATTGCCAACGAATTAGTTGGTGTACAGCCTATGACAGGTCCCGTGGGTCAGATCCACACATTAAGAGTTCGTTATGCGGATACATTAGATGATGTAGTTGCAGGCGAAGAAGCACTATCACCGTTCAAAATTGGTGTTGGCTACAGTGGCGGCGGTTCTACCGACAAAGCAGATGCAACAGCAACACTTGAAGGTGCGGCAGGCAAGCGTTTGTCAATTCAAATCTTGAAGCAGACAGTGGAAGCGAAGACACGTAAGTTAAGTGCTCGTTGGACATTTGAAGCGGCTCAAGATGCACAAGCACAGCAAGGCATCGACATCGAAGCTGAAATCATGGCGGCATTAGCACAAGAAATTACTGCTGAAATCGACCAAGAAATCTTAGCTTCTTTACGTAGTTTAGCTGGCTCTGCAGAATCAGACGTGCAATTCGACCAAGCTGGCGTAAGTGGCACTGCTACTTTTGTTGGTGATGAGCATGCGGCATTAGCTGTTATGATCAACAGAGTTGCTAACAAGATTGCGGCACGTACACGTCGCGGTGCAGGTAACTATGCAGTGGTTTCACCATTTGCATTAACTATCCTACAGTCTGCAACAACAAGTGCATTTGCACGTACAACTGAAGGTACTTTTGAAGCTCCAACTAACACTAAAATGGTTGGTACTTTAAACGGTGCAATGAAAGTATACGTTGACGCATATGCTTCAGACGCAACTGACGTACTAGTTGGATTTAAAGGATCAAGCGAATCAGACGCACCAGCGTTCTACGCTCCTTATATTCCACTAATGTCAAGTGGTGTTGTATTGGATCCAGGCACATTTGAGCCTGTTGTATCGTTCATGACACGTTACGGCTACGTTGAATTATCAAACGTTGCTAGTTCACTTGGTAACGCGGCTGACTACCTTGGAAGAGTAAGTATTTCCAACGTAACATTCAGCTAAGTTGTTTCTTAGTAGATAGAAATTAAAATAGGCCCTTTAGGGGGCCTATTTTTTTGACTTGAGTTCCACTTTGATAAATACATTGTCATAGAGAGAACCTCAATGATGAGGACTTATGCTGTACCCACAGCGTAGACCTAGAACGTCTTACATAAGGAGAAAACAAATGGGAAGACCAATTAATAAAAAGCACATCGGTGATGGAGCAGGTAAAATTCAAGTAACAGCAGTTAAATTTGCGGCTGGCGGGGAAATTACTACTGAGTCACATATTGTGTCACAAAGATCAACAAACAAATTTATTGTAACTGATGGAACTAAAACAGAAACTTGTACACTTGTTAACAAGTCAATTGCGGCATTAGGCGCAAGTGAATTCTGCATTAACGTAACTGACAGTGACGGTGTTACTAAGCAAGTTACTAAACTAATGAACAGAAAAATGCAACTTGAAGGTGCATCTAATCACAAGTGGGCAAGAACAGCTACAGGTACTTCGGCCGCAGTTGAAAAAGTTATTTCAGGTGCTACAGCGGCAAATCCATGTGTTATCACAGCAACTGGACACGGCTTTAGCAACGGAGATAAAGTATCTATCCGTGGCGTAGTTGGAATGGTTGAGCTTAACCTTGAAACTGCATACACAGTAGCTGGTAAAACAACTAATGGGTTTCAATTATCAGGTGTTAATAGTACTGGCTTTACTGGTTATACATCAGGTGGTGTAGCAACTAAAGCGGCTACTGAAACTGGTGGTGTTGTAGTTGACGCACAAGCATCTTAATTTAAGATAAGAATGTTGTGGGGGCAAGTTCCCCACAACAGTTTAAGGAAATTATAAATGTCAAAGATTTTAAATGTTAATACAGGAAACTATGTAGCTAGAGTAGCAAGCGGTAATACAATTACACTTGACACTGGAGCACAAGCTGGCACGGTTGTTATAACCGGCGATCTACAGATAAACGGAGAAACTACTACAGTTAGCTCCCAACAGTTAGATCTAGTTGATAATATTATTACATTAAATAAAAATGAATCCGGCGCAGGCGTTACCTTAAATCAAGCAGGAATTCAAATTGATAGAGGAAGTCTTACAGATGCATTACTTGTATTTGATGAAGATATTTCTTTTAACGATCCTATTACGCAGACTGTTAAATCAGGTACGTTTGTTTTAAAAACAGCAGACAATGCTATTATTGGATTACGTACAAACGCCATTACAACAGCAGGCGGCGACTTATTTTTAATTAACTCAGGCACGGGTGTAATTAGCGTAAGTGGTACAGCTGACTATGAAAATCAAGTAACAGACGACGATGACATTCCAAATAAAAAGTATGTAGACGACACAGTTACAACTGGTATTCAAACAATTACTATTCAAAGTATTCAACGTGGAGATTCTGCACTTAACTTGTATGATTCGGGATTAGATGCGGGCGTTAGTGCGTTTAGAGTGTCAATTGACGGAACTGAAGTTGCGTTATTTAAAAGCGGAAGCACTGAAATAGAAGACATTGTATTTGAAAATAACACAATATCCACAGTAACTAGTGCAACAGACTTAACACTGAGTAGTTCGGGAACTTCATTTGTTGTTATCGATGGTGTTTTAAAAATGCCAATCCAGAGTGACGCTACATCGTTTACTCCAGGAGATAATATAGTAGTATACGGAAAAGATCCAGGCTTTGGTAACTCCGGAGTATATTATACAAATAAGAACAACTACGAAGACGAGTTAATAAGTACTAACAGATCACTAATGTTTAGTATGTTATTTTAAGGAAAGAGAAATATGGCTATTATAAACGGACAAATATCGATTGCAGACAAAACACTACTAACGGTGCCTGCATCCAAGCGATATGCAATTACAACTATTTTAGTATGTAATACGCAACCAGAAGACACAGGCGGAACTAACGATACGCAATTAGATTTGCACGTAGTACCATCTGGACAAACAAAAGGTAATTCAGATCCAAACGCAAACCAAATTTTAAACAATCTTAAAATTGCAGGCGGTGACACTTTTACCTTTGACACAGAAAAACTTGTACTAGAAGCAGGCGACAAAATTATAACAGCAAGCCAAGCACCTGCAAACTTAGTTGCAACAATTAGTTATTTGGAAGTATAAATGAGATTTATTAAAGCACAAACTACATCGAGGGGAATTAACTCCGACACTAAGGGTATTAACGTTGATACACTTGGATTAGTTAGTGTTAATACAAACAAGGCTGTTATTGTTCCTAAAGGAACACAGAATCAAAGACCTGCTACAGGTGTTGAGGGCATGCTACGTTATAACTCCGATACTAGTGACTTTGAAGTTTATCAAAATAGTGCATGGAAACCAATTAGATTTAGAGAACCAACTGTTATTGTACAACAGAATTTAGGTAACGGCGACGGATCTGAAACTAAGTTTGGCCCACTTAACTCTGGTGATTCGTATTATCCTGTGCCTATTTCACAAAACAATATATTAGTTACAATCGAAAACGTATTTCAACTAGCAACTACTAACTATGTGTTAGAACAAAATCCTACAGGTTATGCTACTGGTTGGTACATTGTGTTTGGTTCAGCAGTTCCTACAGGAAAACCAGTACAAGTACTACATAACTTCGACAAGTAATTCCTATAAATAGTATTAATATTAGAGAGGGATTCACATGGCACAAGTCGCCCGCATTGGTGGACAGTTATTACAAGACAATTTACAAAGAGAACTTGCAGACCTTGCGTTTGACACAGACCTCTTAGTTGTAAAAAGAGATAACACTCTTGGTATTAACACAACTACTACTCCTAGAAATTTAACAATCGCAGGTACGTTACGTACAGCATCAGGTAATAGTGATCCTGATATTGTCTTTGGCAATAGTTTTAAAGTTGGTGATATTACACTAGCAACTACTGGTATAAGTCAAGCAAGTGGCGATGTAACTATAAAATCTACACACGCTGAAGGGTATATTACTACTACCGGAATTGGCAGTAATAATTTTGCAATTAAAGGCGACGGCATTATAGCATTGCAAACTAACGGCGGCATTGGTCTGCGATCAGAAGTGCTCGACGGACAAACTGTAGCCTGGGAATTAAACAGCAACTACGGTAATTATTGGAACCCTGGCCCAATAAATAGCGCAAGTAGTACTCCTAATGACATGAATAGGTTGTATGATTACGCACTAACATTATCGCAATCAGGTAACTGGACCGCAGAAGAGCTTGCGGCATTAGACTTTGACGGCGATGGTGATATACAAGCAGATGATGTTCTTAAACTAGGAACAATGAATACAGCATTTGTTGGTGGAGTTGCATATCCTGCATCCTCAACATTAGCAGACCATGCTAACACTAGTGCATTTAAAGCATATATTGAAAAATATTATCCTACATCAGCTCCTAGGCGACTTCAATTAGAAACTGGCGATACACTAACAGTAACAGGTAATGTACATGCTACTGGAAATATTACATACAGTGGCGGATCGATTACTATTGGTGACGATAGTACTGACACTGCAAGTTTCTTAGCAGAATTTAAAAATGATTTAATACCAGATGATAGCGATAGATTTCACATTGGTAAAGACGATGATAGTACTGGGCCTAACAAGCGATTTAAAATTGCTGTCACGGAGTTGATTGCAGACAGCATACAAGCAAATGGGCTAGTTTATCAAGGTATTGAATTAACAAAAAACGTTGGTATTATATATGTTAGTAGTAATAACGGTGCTGACACTAACACAGGAACAAACCCAGGTGGACCATTTGCATCGATTGCTAAAGCATTAACACTAGCAGGCGATGGTGATTTAATTTACATTTATCCGGGACAGTATCAAGAAGCATTTCCGTTAACAGTTGCAAAAGGCGTTACTATACAAGGTGACAGCATTAGAGGAGTTGAAATTTCTCCAACTTCTGCAACGCAAAGTAATGATGCATTTTTAGTTAACAGTGATGTTACGATTGAAAATTTAACAATTAAAGATTTTTATTATAACAGTGGCGCCAATACAGGTTACGGTTTTAGACTTGTTACTAATTTTACAACAACTATTTTTGAACAAGAGCCAGGAAGAAGCCCTTATATTAGAAACGTAACAGTTCTTACTAAAGGCACAACAACAAGTGCAAGCGACCCAAGAGGATTTGCAAGCGGCGATGCTGGTAAAGGAGCATTAGTTGACGGAGCAGTTGTTGATCAAAATAGTATATCAGCAAGTATGTTATTCCATAGTTGCACATTTATTACCCCTGGTGTAGATGCATTAACAATTACAAACGGGGTACGAGTTGAATGGCTCAACAGTTTTACTTACTTTGCTAACAGGGGCATTTATATGTCACAGGGTTCGGGTAGAACAGCAAAAGACGGAACTACAGTCTATGGTGCTGAACTACGAACTATTGCAAGTGCTAACGTATACGGTAATAAAGGCATTGAAGCAGATGGTGCTAGTTGTTTAGCATACATGGTTAATCATAACTTTGCATATATTGGTGCAGGGAAAAGTGTTACTAATGATAATACATTGGCAATACAAGCAAACGAAGTAGTAGAATTAAATAGTGCAACGGTTTACTTTACAGGACAAGATCATAAAGGTAACTTTAGAATCGGTGACAACTTCCATGTTGATTTAGAAAACGAAAGAACTAGCTTTGACATTGAAAGTATTTTTGCAAATAACTCACAAGTACAAATTAGAAACGGAAATGATGTTGTTACAATTAATCCTGGCACAGTAAACTTAGATAATATTGTAATTAACGGAAACATTTTACAAACAACTAGATCCGAAATAAACTTTAACAGCGCAGGAAATATTGTATTCCAAGGTAATGTATTTGCACCTAGTGTAGAATTATCAGGCAATTTAAGTGTAAGTGGCGCAGTTAGTGCCATTGGCGATAATAGCAATGATACTGTTGACTTTAATACTAACATTAGTCAAAACTTTGAACCAGGGTCAACTGAAGGATTGGTATTAGGTACAGCAACACATCGTTGGAAAGAACTTAATGCAACTACAGCAGTTATTAATAGCATTTCTATATCATCACAATTAATTTCAACAAACGAATCAAATGCAGACTTATATATTACTGCTTTAGGAACTGGTAAAGTTAGAGTAAGTAATATTGAACTTGAAGATAATAAAATTATTGGTAAGTTTAGTCCAAGCGGTGTGTTTGTTGTTAACGATTATGAACTATCAACACCTACAATTTTTAATGGCTATTCATCCTTTAAAACTCAATTACCTAGATATACTACAGTATTTGGAATTCCGGTATTAGGAACTGCTACAGTATCTGACAACGCAATTAAGCATGCCGCAAATATGTTAGCAAGTTATCTTGATAATAACTTTGACGGTGTTGCCGAAAACACAGCACTACTTAATACGTTTGCAGATGGATTGTACGGTATTGTTGTGTATGCTAACTCAACAGAAGAAACATCATTAGCAAGTACATTTGGATCGTTTGCTATAAACAGAACGTTCGGTGTGTACGAAAGCGAAATGAATAATTTCTTAGGAGACGGAGCAAGCTCTAATAGAGACCTAGCTAGTGAAAAAATATTAAAGACCATGCTTATTCCAAGAATAAGCGGATTGTACTCAGCACTAAGCACAACTAGATCAAGTACGCTTACGACGGCATTAGACGTGGCTCGCGGCGGATATCAAGGTGGTGGACAAGCTGGTTATAACTATCCAGCATTTGCTTGGTATACTGACCCAACTGGACTAAGTTATAACGACTTAGTATACGAATATTTGTATTTGCTAACAGCGACTATGGCAGGAAGTTTAACTTGGAGATCGGCAACTATTGGGTCTTTATGGGACCCCTACACTAGTGTATTATTAGATGACGCTGACCCAACAGGATTATCAATAGCAACCACTGCATCATACTACTTGCCTATTACAAACAGTCCTTCAATTGATTATTGGACAAGTGTAACAAATAATCTAGGCGGAACAAAGCGCGATGTTAATTTTGCACCAACCGAAAATTTAAGTATAAGTGCAAATAAAGATTTAAGAATTCCAAAAGGTACTACAGCACAACGTCCGGCAATACAAGCAGGACTGAGATACAATAATACTTTTAACACATTTGAAGGACTCGAAACCGGCGGCGCAATTAGTTTAGCAGGAATATACGATACAGATCGTAATACATACCTTGATCTTTCAAATAACCAATTTAACTTTACTACAAATAACGTAACAAATCATACACTAAACGGAACATTGCTGGAATCAAATGGATTTAGTAGTGGGGGTAAATTTAGTATTGACGGCGCTATTGTATCAGCAGATGATGCTAATGGTAATAGTATATTACGATCTAATGGTACAGGACATACTGTTATTAACACTCTTAAATTTAGAGATAGTGAGTTACTTAATAATACTAGTAGTAATTTTATAATTAATTTAACTAATCCTAGCGGTACATCTTTCTTAAAAATTGAGAATACGAGCGGTATGGTTGTACCACAGGGTAACACAGCCGCAAGACCCGGATCGCCCGAAGTTGGACACACACGTTACAATACACAAGTACAGTATGTCGAAACATGGAACGGAACTGCGTGGATTAATGCGGCTGGCGAAGTTGAAAGTATTGAATCTTCAGACGTTGAAGATTTAGCATACGTATTCAACCTTATACTAGATTAAATTTCAAAATCGTATAAATAATAGTAATGCAAAGAAGACCAACTATACTCTTTGCAGAGACAAACTGTGGTTAGCCAGCAAAGAGTGAAAGCTGTAAATTTAGGCTAGAGGGACAGGATCCCCGTATTAAGGAGAGAAGATGGCAATTGGTCGCATATCGGGTCCTCTCTTAAAGGAAAACCTCCTACGTAATGGGACGGATTTGGCCTTTGAGACAGACCTTTTATATTTAGATGTAACAAATCGTCGAATCGGTGTAAAAACCACTAGTCCTCAATACGCATTAGACATTGTAGGCACTGCAAGAGTTACCGACTTAGAAATTACAAATACTACATTCCAAGTAGGTAATGTAACAATCAACGGTGCTACTAGCACTATTTCAACTACTGCACAAGAATTTTCAATAGCTACTGCTGACAATACTATTGTTGGTAACAGAGTTATTGTAGGCGACTTAGAACTTAATAACAACTTTATTGAAAACACAAATACTAACAGTGATTTGTTTATTCGTGCAAACGGAACTGGTGAAATTAACATTATTGGTAACACTACTGTTAATGGTAATCTACATGCTACTGGAAATATTAGTGCAGACGGCAATATTACTATTGGTAGTGATGACACTGATAACATTTTTATTAATGCAGATATTGCTAGTGATCTTATGCCAGACATTGACAACACGTACAATATCGGTACATCATCAAAGCGTTGGGCAACTGGTAACTTTGCTAACGTAACAACAAATACACTAACAACAAATGACCTAGACTTTGGTGCTATTGATTTAATTAGTACTCCGGGCAATTTGATATACGTTGCTACAAACGGTAGTGATTCTAGAACAGGAACACACCCGCAAGATCCGGTTGCGACTATTGCAAAAGGTTTAGAACTTGCTGGCCTACACGATACAGTTTACATTTATCCAGGACAATATCAAGAAGCATTTCCATTAACTGTTCCACAAGGTGTTACAGTAAGAGGGCACAGTTTACGTGCAGTTGAGATTTCTCCAACAAGTGGAACACAAAGCAACGATGCATTTTTAATGCAAGGCGACTCAGCAGTTGAAGATGTTACACTTAAAGATTTTTATTATAATAGCGGAGCAAACACAGGACACGGTTTCCGTTTTGCTAACAACGTTAGAATTTATGAAAGATCACCATACATAAGAAACGTTAGTGTAATCACAAAAGGTACAACAACTAGTACTGATGATCCAAGAGGATTTGCAAGTGGTGACGCAGGTAAAGGTTGTTTCATTGATGGTGCAGTTGCACATTCAGATTCAAGAGAAGCCGCAATGCTTTTCCACAGTGTAACATTTATTACTCCAGGAGTTAGTGGACTTAAAGTTACTAATGGCGCAAGGGTAGAATGGTTAAATTGCTTTACATACTTTGCAGACAAGGGTATTGAAATACTTGAGGGTGCTAGTGGACTTAAAGGCGATGGAAAAACAAAAATTAAATATAGCGGATTTGCTGGAACAGCAGTAGCCGCAGGGCAAAATATTGTTCTTAAAGACGCAGGCGGCGCAACATTAGCAACAGCCGCAATTGAATCAATTGATACTAATACTGTAATTATTGATGGTAAAGCAACTGGATTTATTAAGCCATTAAGTAGAGCTAAGAAAACTGTTACAGCAGTTGGTAACGCTCAAGTTTCTACAGGAACTCCTATAAAGTTTGGAACAGGAATTGGATTATTTGACGGCACAGGCGATAGATTCTCACTAACTTCTGCGAGTGATTTTGGCTTTGGCACAGGTGACTTTAGTGTAGAAGGGGTAATTTATATCTCAGATGACACTGGTACAGAAATGATGTTTGACTTTAGAGCAGGCTCGGCTACTGACAATGCATTAAATTTTTACACAGTTGATAGAGTTCCAAAAATTAACATTGGTACTACTTCAATTATGGCTCCGGCTATTACACTTATTAATACTACTTTTTATCATATTATGATTTCGAGAGTTGGTACAACAATTAAGTTCTTTGTTGACGGAGTACAGCAAGCTACTGCATCAAATAATACTAATTTAGGAACAACTAAGCCATTAATTATTGGTTCGGACTACGCAGGCGTAAATGGTTTTGCAGGACGTATTGACGACTTCCGTGTTAGAAAAGGAGCAGGTCAAGCATCTGCATTTACTAATCCAACTAGTGCTTCAATAGTTGATCAATACACTGTATTAAAATTAGATTTTGACGAAGACAGTGGATCACAAGTACTTGTTGATAATGATACATTTATTCAAGACGTTGAGTTTAGCGGAGGCGGCACTGCTACAGCATTAACATTTATTGATCACTCAGACTTTGGTGGTGAAATTAGAAGTATTGCAAGTGCAAGTGTTTACGGTAATTACGGTATTCACGGAACAGGCAGTGGTTCGATTGTGTATGCTATTGGGATGAACTTAGCTTACATTGGCACAGGTA